CGAGGCGATGGGGATTCCCCGCAGTAAGTCTTTGATCGCGTTGTTGGCTTTCGCCGAGCAGCAGACAGCAAACGTGTATGGGCCTTTACAAACAATGATCCATAGCGGGCCGCTGGAGGAGATCCTCAAGGTTCGTGAGGGCTTTATCCGCCTACCAAATGGGGGAAAGATTGTTCCCCTGTCGTCGGCGGCGAAATCAAAACTCGGGCAGCCGCTCAATGGTGCGCTCGCGGATGAGTCCGGCTTGTATACGGCGCAGAACAAGGTGCTGGAGACGTGGCAGACGATGCGTCGCGGCGTTGCTGGTATGCAGGGGCGGACGATTGAGCTTACGAATCCGTGGGATCCGATGGAGAACAGTGCGGCCCAGCAGGCGTTTGAATCTCGTCAAAAGGATATTTATCGGTATTACCGGAAACCGCCGCAGGATCTGTCGTACAAGAATAAGCGTGAACGGCACAAAATTCATGCGTATGTGTATGCGGACTCTCCGTGGGTTGATCCGGTAGGTATTGATGCTGAGGCTGCCGAGCTTGTGGAGACTGATCCTGTGCAGGCGGAACGGTTTTTCGGGAATCGTCTCGTCCAAGGACTCGGTTCCTACATGACGGAGACTTTATGGGATTCGCATACTGATGCGAGTCGTGTGGTTGCTGCTGGTGAGCCTGTTTGTGTGGGGTTTGATGGGTCGAGGTCTGGGGATTGGACGGCGATTCGCTGCGAAACCTTGGATGGGTTCCGGTTCACGCCTACTTATGGCCCGGATAAACGTCCGGCGTTTTGGGATCCGAAGGATTGGCCTGAGGAGCGGATTCCTCGCGGTGAAGTCGATGCTGCCGTGCATGAAATCTTCAGCAGATACAAGGTTTCCCGCATGTATGTGGACCCTCGGCACTGGGAGACGCAGGCAGACCGGTGGGCGTCCCTTTTCGGGGATGACGTTGTTGTGCAATGGCCGACGAATCAGATTAGTCGCATGTTTGATGCACTGGTGCGCTTCCAGGAGGACCTGCATGAAGGGTTAACAACGCATGATGCGGATCCTGATGCGCGTCTGCATGCGTTGCATGCTCGGAAGGTTGCGAAACCGGGAGACAAGTTCATCCTCGGCAAGCCTGCCGAGCATATGAAGATCGATATTTTGATGGCTGACGTCTTGGCTCATGAGGCGGCGTCGGATATGCGGGCAATCGGTTGGAACGAAAGTGAGCCGATTATTTTCGACTGGAGGTGAGATATGGCAATCGTGAAGTTGGCGGATTCTTATCTCTCCATGATCCGGAAAACGCAACAGTTTCTTGCTGAACGAGCGGCTTATGACCGTAGGATGCTCGCGAACTATGAAGGGCGTGCTCGGCTTGCCCATCTTGGGCTGGCTGTCCCGCCTGAATTGTCTGCGTTGGAGCTGGTTATTAATTGGCCGCGTATTGTGGTGGATTCGATCGAGGAGCGGCAGAACGTTTCCCGCATAACCGTGACTGGGGATACTGACTCTGCGGCGTTGATCGCCAAAATCCGCGACGCGAATGACCTGGATGCGGAATTATCACTGTGGAAACGTGACCGACTGATTTACGGCCGGGCGTTCTTGTCTGTTGGGGCGAACGAGGAACCTGGCGGCTTGCCAATAGTCCAGGTGGAGTCCCCGCGCGAGGTTGCAGTGAAAATCGATCGGAGACATCGCCGTGTCGCCTATGCGGTGAGGCTTTCTGAAGTTGATTCGTTTGGCAATCCGACGTTTGCGACGATCTACCTGCCTGACCGTACGGTTCTTGCTGAGCGTCGCAACGGTGAATGGGCCCAGATTGATGTCGACGAGCATCATTTCGGTATTGTGCCGATGATTCCGTCTTTCAACCGTCGCATGACCGGCGAATGGGTTGGGCATTCGGAGATGGAAGACATTATCTCGATCACTGAGGCAACGATCCGTACCGCAACGGATATGCAGGTTGCGATCGAGGTGGCTGCGCTCCCGAAGAATCTTATCGCTGGGGCGAAGAAGGAAGACTTCGGTGGGACCATGGACGGCTGGTTCAACTATCTGAAACCGTTCCTGGCGTTGGCGTCATCTGACGCGAAGGGGTTCCAGTTCACGGCTGCAGATCTAGCGAACTTCCATGGGACGATTGAACTTTATGGGAAGCTCGCGGCCTCGGTTACTGGTTTCCCGGCGCATTATTTCGGGATGACGACCGTGAATCCTGCGGCCGAGGGCACGACAAACAATGAGATGGAACGCCTCGTTGGCCGGGTGGAGCGTGTAAACAGTGAATCTGGTGGCGCGTTGGAAGAGGCGTTGCGGTTAGCTGTCAATTTGACAGGGCGTACTGTCCCGCGTGGCATGGTGAATGTGGATTGGAAGAATCCCGCATATACGACGATCTCGCAGTTGGCTGATGCGATGCAGAAGCTCGCTGGTGGAGTCGCGTTGATTTCTCGTGAAGGTGCGTGGGATGAGATGGGTTGGGATGATGCCCGTAAAGAACAGGAACGCACCTATTTTGAGGAACAGGCGGCTGACCCTGAGATTGATGCGTTGACTGCGAAGGTGGATAGCCTTGGCTGACATCCCTGCCGCTGTTGAGACACATTACCGTCACGTGCTGAAGTGGCAGGTCGCGGCGATGGGTTTGGGTTCGCAGGCGTGGGCAGAGGTCACGCCGAATGCGATCTCAGAATCCTGGTTAACGCAATTGCCGGCAGTGATGACAGCATTTGAGAAGCTCCGCCGATCGGTAGCTGTCGATTCGGCGATCTACACGCCACTGGCACTCGCCGAACAGGATTCCTACCAGGCGACAGATGGTTTCGTGGACGTGGATGCATTCATGCCCACGCTTGCCACGGGTGGTCCTCTTAAAGATGCGCTCTATGTGCCGGCGATCCGGGCGAAGGAAGCAATCGGACGCGGTGTCGGCGTCTCCGAATCGCTTGAGGTCGGTAAGCAGGCGCTCTATGGGGTCCTTACGAGTGCGCTTGCGGATACTGGTAGGCAGGTCGGTGGAGTCACGGTCGCTGCTCGTCCTAACGTGGGGTATACGCGGATGTTGAATCCGCCGTCGTGTGAACGTTGCGTGGTTCTTGCTGGCAGGTTTTACCGCTGGAACACGGGCTTCCTTCGACATCCGCGTTGCGATTGTGTTCACGTTCCTACGGGCGTGAAATCCACGGCTGCGGCGCGCGCTGAAGGTCTAGTAGATGACCCGTACGAGTATTTCAATAGTCTGTCGGAGGCGGAGCAGGACAAGATTTTCGGGAAAGCGTACGCACAAGCCGTGCGTGACGGCAGCGATATTTTCCAGGTTGTGAACTCGAAACGAGGACGCCTCAAACATGGACTGTTTACGACTGAGGGGACGACGCGGCGAGGCTATGCGGGTGCGAAGCTGAAACGAGGACAGAAACGGCTCACGCCGGAAGGGATTTATAGCCTGGCGGGCAAGGAGAATCTGACCCGCGAGCAGACGCTTTCCCTGCTTGAGCAGCACGGCTATATCCTGCCGGGCGGGCAGAACCCTGCCGGGTCGATACGAGGTCAAGCGCAAGGCTTTGGGGCGATGGGCCGTGGAGGGACGCGTAGGAATGCTTCAAATGCTGTCCTGGAGGCGAACGCTACCGGCGTCCGCGACGGCTCCGTGTACACGATGACGGAAGCAGAGCGGCGCCTCGCGTATGCGAAACGGGACTATGAGGAAACGTTGCAGGGCTTGAATCCGTATACGGAGGCTGCGATACAGCGCCGTCAAGGAGTTCGTGCATGGTCGGTTGATCGTCAGCTTACCGATAGTGATAGGGCGCGTGCTGAGTCGTGGTATCAGGCGATGCAAGCAACCGGCGGACAGCTCTATCTAGCGGATGGTACGGACGTTCGCTCACTTTACAAGAATCTTCGGGGCCTCGGATAGGTACCCGATAAGCAGTATTAGACCCGGCGCGAGGCCGGGTTTTTGTTCCCCAGCGATTGGAGAAAGAATCATGTCTAGGAAACGGCTCCCCTTCTACATTCGGCTTCTCACAGATCCTGCTGAACCTGGTGGCGGGGATCCGACGCCAGGAAACGCCGCTAACGCTAGTGATGAGCAGCTCGGCGAGAACGGTAAGAAAGCTTTGCAAAGCGAGCGCGAGGCTCGTAAGGCTGCCGAAAAGGCTTTCGCTGAGGCTTCTGCCAAATGGGAAGCAGAGAAAGCTGCGCTAACGAAGCAGGCGCAAGAGGCATCTGATGCTGCGGCGAAGGCACAGATTGACGCCGCGCGGGCGTCAGTGTTCCGAGCGAAGAACATTCCACCGGAGCTTGAAAAATTCGTTGCCGGTTCGACGGCGGAAGAATTGGAAGCAAGCGCTGATGAGGTGCTTGCGGCATTTCGTCCGCCTGCTGCAGAGCCGTCGGCGCCGGAAGTGAAGCCTCTCGGGATGCGTCCAGATATGACACAAGGAGCATCGACTTCACCAGACGGCGGTGATGTTGATTCTTTGATTTCGGCTGCTGAAAACGAGAAGAACTATCGAAAGTCTTTGGAATTGAAAGCGGTAAAACTGGGCAAACTCGCTCAGATTCAAAACTAGATTAGGAGGCTAGCCGATGGCTGGTATCACAGGTCTGGGCACTACCTACAATCTGCCCAATTTCGTTGGAGAACTGTTCAACGCTTCTCCGGAAGATACTCCGTTTCTTTCGGCTATTGGTGGGCTGACGGGTGGGGAATCCGTTGGTTCAACCTTGTTTGAGTGGCAGGGGTACGACCTGCGGGATGCAGCGACAGACCGGCAGCGGCTTGAAGGCGCAGATGCGCCCGACGGTGAGGCGCGTGTGCGTTTCAACGCGTCAAACGTTGTCGAGATCCACCAGGAAGTCGTGGATATTTCGTATACGAAGCAGGGTGCGACGAAACAGCGTAATACTGCGGGGGCTGAGGTTGTACAGCTTGGCAATACGGTTATTCCCGCCGATGAGTTGGCATGGCAACTTGAGCAACAGTTCAAGCAGATTGCACGTGACGTGGAAAAGACGTTCCTCACCGGTACCTTTGCGGCGCCCACAGACAATACAACTGCACGTAAGACTCGCGGACTGCTCGAGGCTATCGCGACGAACGTTGCGACTACCACTAAGACAGCTGCTACCGTTACGGCGGATGAGATCCTGGATCTTTTCCAGGCAGTGTGGGATAACGGCGGTATTTCGGAGACGGAAACGCGCACCGTGATCGTGAACGCTACTCTCAAGCGCGCTCTGACTCGCCTTTTCATCACCGATAAGGGGTATAAAGAAGTGACGCGCAACGTCGGTGGCGTGAACCTTCAAACGTTTGAGACTGATTTCGGTAAGGCCAATATCATGCTCGATCGCTATATGCCTGCCGACACGTTGGTGGTTTGCTCGCTCGAGGATTGTAAACCTGCGTTCCTTGAGATCCCCGGCAAGGGGCATTTCTTCTCCGAACCGCTCGCTAAGACCGGCGCATCGGATCGCGTGCAGATCTACGGCGAGATCGGGCTGATCTACGGTAACGAGAAGAAGCATGGCAAACTCACGGTTGCCGTTGCCGCTGCGTGAGTCCTAGTGGTGAGCCAGCATTATGCCGGCTCACCACGGATTCTCTAGGAGGGAATCGTGAAAGTTCAATCTACTAAGTACCCGAATTTGCTAGTCACGTCACCGAAAGTACAGTTTGTGGGAGGTGAAGCCGAAGTCGATACGGCAACGGCTGAGAAGCTGGCGAAACTCTCTCACATGGGAATCGTGGTACCAAAGCGCACTTCAACACGGAAGACTGCGGCAAAGTGATTGGGGGTTCGCGATGGCGTACGCGCTGGTATCAGATGTTGCGACAACGCTTGGCCGCGCAATCACTGACGCGACAGAGGTTGATCAGGTAAATGCGTGGATTTCTGACGCTGAACTGATTATCCGTTCTCGCTTAGGAGACCTTTCCGCTCTCGACGCTGACGTGCTGCGCCTCGTCATCAAGGAGGCTGTAGCTCGTCGGGTACGGAATCCGGACGGTAAAGATAATGAGCGTATCGACGACTATTCCTATGGGTTAGTCGATGATGCGAAGAAGGTCGGAATCTCGATCACGGATGAGGAATGGGCGATGCTTTCCCCTGATAAATCCTCGTCGGGAGCGTTCATGCCTGCTGCTACACCGCAATGGTGGAGCGGTGGGCGTCCGCGTCATTATCCGTCGGTGTTGGAACGCGAGGGGTGGGGCTGATGGTTCTACCGGTTGTTATCGCGGGCCGGAGCGCCGCAGAAAAACTCATGTCTGACACGTGTGAGATCGTCCGTCTGGTCCCTGGTGAGGATGAGGACGGCCTCGACGTCACTATCGAGACTGTTGTCTATTCGGGCAAATGCAAAGTTCAAACCTATGAGCCGTATGAGTCGAATCTTGTGATTGTCGGGAATCCGGTAACACAACAGAGGTACCAGCTACACATCCCGTGGGGTGCAGCCGTTCTGCAGGTCGGCGATATCGCACGTGTCGCTGGGCGTGAGAGGCCGTTACGGGTCGTCGCCTTGTTCGATAAGACGCATGCGACTGCGCTGCGTGTCGCATGTGAGGAGGTGGCGAATGCCAACGGTTGATATCGATATGAGCGAGGTCAGGACACTGGCGGCGGATTTCTCACAGATCCCTGGTGAGCTTGCCCGGCACGCCGTTCCGGTTGTTGAGAAGGCTGCCATGAACGTGAAGAAGCAGTTGATTGCCGAGATGCGGGCATCGAAGCATTTCAAGGGCTTCGCGAGTATTTCCTACGATCTGACATCAGATTCGGGTGGGATTGTTGCCGAGATCGGCCCTACCAAGGATGGTCCTGGCGCGGGTGCGAACCTCGCCTATTTCGGAACGTGGAAAGGCGGCGGTACGGTGCCGGATCCACGCGGTGCCCTCGAAGCGGAATACCCGAATCTAGAACAGCATTTGGCTGATCTAGCTGAGGAGTTGTTCGGATGAGCCGCGCACACTACCGGGCGATCGAGGCACACCTCAAGGAGCTGATCCTCTCAGGCAAGACGGTCCCCGGGTTTCTCGGAGACCCGCCCGCCAACACGTCCCTGCCCTACACGTTCATCACGCCGGTGCCTGCTCCCGCGCATGCGGAAAATGTGGCAGGCAGCAGGGACGTTCTCGACGTCTATTTCAACGTTACGTGCGTTCACACTACAGCAAACAATTGTTTGGCGTTGACTGAAGCGATGCGGGGACTCCTCGACGATTGGACGCCTGTAGTTGACGGTTGGCGGACCTTCCCCCTCAAACCGGTAGACGCACAACCGGTTCAAACATCCACCACCGCTATGGAGATGGATTCAAACACCTACCCCCGCTGGTCGGTCACACAATACCGACTCCAAGCATGTAAGGAGAACAACTAATGCTCACACTCTATGACAAGCATATTTCGTTACGCGTGATGGCCGGGACGCTCGCCGACATTACCGACTTCGACCCGGAAGCCCCCAAGATTTCTAGCTTCCCGGCACTTGAAGCATCGAAGCTTATGGCAATGTCAGGTTTCGTGCTCGGCCCCTCGGGATCGGATTCGGGGTCTGACCCCGCCGTGAACGGTGACCCGAACCAGTATTTCGGCACATCCGGATACTCGGGGACGCTAACCCCGTACCGGTATTTAGACGATAAGGGTGTCCCTGTTGTCGCCGAGGATACGTTATGGCCTCTCGTGGTGGCGAAGGGCTCGAATCTGGTTTTGTTCCTACGTGAAGGCCCCGGTTGGGATTCGGATCCTGTGGCGGGGCAGGAAGTTTCGATCTTTGAGGCGACGACGGATGACCCGCAGCCTGGTGACCGTTCAGGGTTCATCAAGTATTCGGTTCCTCTTGCGATCCAGAAGGCTTACCTGCACAAAGTGGTCGTTGCAGACGCCTAATTTTCTTCCTCGGTGCTGGTTCTTTCTGGCCTTTCTGCCAGCACCGAGGACCCTCCCCTAGAAAGACCAAAGAACAAGCGTTGTGAAAGGCGAAGAACAATGACTACACCCACACCTGCAAGCTATGGCGACGCGAAAGAAACCGCGCCTCTGGATCCGCAGAGCTTCGATCTTGCCGCGTGGATCGAGGGAGTGAACCCCGTCCGGCATGCGGTCACGATTTATCAGCGCGGTGACCTCGTCGCAGATCTGGACGTCGTGAAAGCACGGCTGAATAACGCGAAACTTGCGAAGAACTCGAAAGAAATCGCTGCGCTGACGAAGCAGGCGCGCGGCATTGTCGAAATTATTGAGCAGTCCTCCCTCGATGTCGTTGTTGAGGGGTGGTCGGAGGACCGCGTGAAAGCTTTCCGTGAGTCTTTCAAAGAGCAGGGCCTCTCGGATGAAGAGGTCACTGTCAGGCAGGTGGCGGCGCAGGTGGTTTCGCCAGAAGGTTTCACGGCAGAGTTTTATCAGACGCTGCTTGGCGTGATTCGTCCG